TGCGTTATTAGCAACTGTATCTATGAAAGGATTCATATACTGATTCGCAATATCAGTAGTAAATTGAGTTCCTGCTATATTAGCTGCCGCTCTAACTCTATTTTGAGCTTCTGGTATTACACCAGATTGACCGAACTGTCCTAAATTTGTTTGAGCTTGAGTAATTGCTGCATTTTGAAGAGCAGTTAAATCTGCTATTCGTTCACCCTCATAAGCTTGAAAAGGTTGTCGACTTGCTACATTAGCTCTAGCAAATAAATCTTCTTGTAAATCTTTAAAATACTGAGGAATTTCATATTGTACTGTACCTTGGCTAGGTGCTTGTACTACTGTAGATGTAGGTCTAAATAAGCTTCCCATTATAAATTATCTCCATATGTGCCACCAAGGTATTCAAAGTTTTGTCTTATTAACCATTGATGTTTTCTATCAATATCATGTCCTTGCGTCATTTCAAGTATCAAAGGCATTTTGTTTATTTTAACGTATTCTTTAACATATTCTAGCAATTTTTTTGCTATTCTACTATTTCTTTTTTTGCTATCTACATAGAGCCAATTAACTCTAAAAAACTTCTTATCTGTATACCAAGTATCTTCATCAACTACTGATATAGTTCCTACGATTTTATTATCTTTTTCAGCTACTATTACAAAATTATTATAGATTATATCGTAAATATAAGAATCTCCTTTCCTAGTATTAGGTTTTCCTAATCTTAGTGGAGATTCATCAAGCCAGTTTAGTAGTAAGTTTCTAATAGGCTTTACGTCTTCTAAAGTAGCTTTCCTATAATTAACCAATTAACCCTTTCGACTTTAAAGCATCTATTAAAGTAGCTAAAGTATTTGCAACAGTGGCTAAATTAGCTGACGTAGGATCTAAACTTTTATTAGGAGTTACATTACTAGTAGTAAAACCTGTTTCTGCTGGTTGAGTAATTTCTAGTAGATACTGTTCTAAGTCAGTAATAGCTTGATTATACACCGTCATTAATTCATCATTAGATCTGGCTATAGGAAGACTAGGAGGTCTTTTAAAAGCCATTATCTTCTACCATCTGGTCTAGCATCTACTCTTAAAGTTCCGAATCTCCACTTATCATCTATAGTAGAATTACTAGTTATCTTTACTGCAACTTGTCTTCCTCTTGATCTAGTATTAACTTGCTTAGTGCTAGTCGTAATATCTTTTTCTCCTGATTGAGTTTGTGTATCAGTAGGAAAATCTCTAGATAATAAATTCATTTTAACAGTTCCTTGTAAATCTTTAAAATCTGGTATGTATCCTCTAATAAACATGAACTGATCTCCGTCAGCTATATCTACATCTCCACTAGTTAAAAATGTATTCATTACACTTCCGTTATCAGATTCACCAGTTTCATGCTCGTATATAAAACTACGACCAGCACTAACGCCGTTTAAAGTATCTGTAGTTGCTGCAGTAGAACTAGCATCGTATTCAGTAGCTTGAGGAATACTAAACACTCCTTGATCTACCCATGCACTTCTACTTAAGTTTCCTATATACCATACTTGTTCTTGATAATTATAAATTACATATCTATCTACTTGACTTGAATTAGATGAGCAGTAAAACCATATAACTTCATTAAACTCATTATTTTCACCAGCATACACTTGAGTATTTTGAGCTGTATTAATATCACTAAAAACATAATTTTTTACACTACATGGAAGTTCTTGAATACTTCCTCTGTAAATCATAAATCTTCCCTCTGACATCCAATAAGCTGTATCGTTTACTACCACTGCTGAGTTCAATCCTACAGCACCACAGTCTGTTCCTAGTAATCTAAAACCAAAAGTAAAAGGAGGGCCTACAAACTGCATACTGTGAAGTGCTTGATCAGTCCACACTAAAATTTCGTTTCTAGTTTTTTTAGCAGATATTATTCTACTTCCTTCACCTAATCTTTGAGAACCTGCTGTATTAGTTGTACTAGCTGTCCATTGAGTAAAATTTTCTTGATCTGACCATCTAATTAACATAGTATCTTGAGTGCCAGGTGTTCCTATCGTTACCTCAGTTCCAAAACAGATTAAATGTCTGTCAGGAGTAGATACTAAACCAGTAACTGAAGCTGTAGGAGCATTACTAACTGCTGTCATACGATTATTAGCTAACCCTGCTGAAGTATCCCATTGATAAGTGCTATCGTTCTTTTTCCAACCGAATAAATCTTCACCAGCATTGTCGAAACTCCACATACCCATATCTAAAGTAACGTTAGAAGTAGATCGAGCTGTACCCCAAGCTTCGCTATTCCATGTAGATGTACCCCAACCATAACCTAAAGTTTGAACATCTGGTTCAGTTGTTAATTCAAATTTAGCGTTTCCGTTTCCTTTATTAGTTATACCAGAGCCTGATTCAGCAGATGGCATTTGTATAAAGAAAGCGTTTCCGTTTGCTACTCCTTGTACTTCAAACTCCCCTGTTGTAAAGTTAGAAGTTGTAAAATTAGTATCTGAAGTTAATGAAGATATAGTATCAAATATAACGAAATCACCAGCACTAGTTCCATGACTATTAATAGTTACAGTAACGTTAGCACTTCCGTTAGTAGTAGTAAATATATTCGTTAAAGAAGTATTACTTTGTCTAATAGGAGTAACATTATATAAGTTACCTCCGTTAAAAATGTAAACTTTCTTATTAGTTCCTAAACCTATATATCGACTTCCGTCTAAATCGAACCATGCTTTTATTCCTCTTACAGCTCCTACCATAGCTGTACTTGCTTTTTTTAACCAGCCTCCTATTTTTTGAGGAAGACCAAATCTAAATCTTACTTTATCACAATCTACCCATGCGCCTTCAGCCCCATATTCAGTGTTTTCTTTATCTATTCCTGGTCTAAATTGAACTTTCGTATACATTATTTTTTCTTTAATTTTAATATATTACTAATGTTATTTGCTTTAACCATTTCATTTCTAAAACTTTCTATTGCTGCCCCTGCTTGACTTGTTTGTCTAGAGTTTTCAATCATAAGCATAGGCATCATCGCCATAGCACATCCATATTCATCTAGTTCCTCTCCTGTTTGTGGGTGCCTTCCTCTAATTTGAATAAACCATGCACATTCAAATTTTTTACAAGGTTTAAAATTATTAAGAGGACAGTTATCTTTTACTTCAATTTTCAATTTAGTCTTTTGCTGCAATAATTAAATCTACAAATTGCACATCTAAATTTAAATTAGTAGAAAAACTATGTGTATGTGATCCACCAGCTAACGTACCTACATCGTGAGTATGGCCTTGACCTCCACCAGTATCTGCTGTAAAAAATCTTTTTGCACCGCTAGAGTTACCAGTGTTTCTGGTTCCTGCTGATTGACTACTTCCTGTACCAAATTCAACGTGTCCACCTTCTAAGTGGTTGTGGGCTGGTATTTCGTTTACAGTTAAAGTATGAGAAGCTGTACTTCCTGTAATAGTAACTGCGCTTCCGCCAGTAGTTCCACTAACAGCGTTATTAGTATTAAACGCTGCCGCAAAAGTATTACTTCCACCAGTGCTTACTGAACCAGTTACGACACGTAAAGCTTTATTATCATGTGTAGTTTGTTTAGTCCATCCAGTAGGTGCTGCAGATTGTTGAAATAGCATTTTAGTTCCACTAGGAAAAGCTTCTATTCCTGTTAAACCCGAACCATCGCCAGTTACTGTAGTTGCGTTTAATACTGCTACGTTAACAGTTCCTAAAGATTTAGTGCCATCTGCAAAAAGATCTACCATGTCATCTCCGTCTTTAACGTAAGCAACAGTATGAGTTCCTTGAGTAATAGCTATGCCATTAGCTGCATGGCCAGTAGGTGCTACATGTAAAGTATAAGAACCTGTAGTATTATTATGAATTATATATTCTTTTTCTACGGCTGGTAAAAAAACGTAAATATTACCAGATAGTGTTCCTGTAAATTCAATTATTTTATTGGCAGCTTCATTGGTAGTTTCAACATCTGGATCTCTATTAGAAGTTGTTAAAGTAACATTAGCACTTCCTGCTACTGACTTAGAAAGATAACCTCCTACGGCAGCGTCTATAACTTGTAAATTTTCATTTGTATTATTACCCCATACACCAGCGTTTGCGCCAGCTTCCATTAATTCTAATTTTAATCTAGTTGTGTAAGTTGATGCCATTTTATGCCGCTATCTCCGTCCATGTATTTGTACTCGAAGTATCTACTTCAGTCCACGAATTACTTGCCCCTGGTATAGGTTGCCAGAAATTAGGTGAACCAGAATTTATATTAGCAGAAATTCCAGAAATTGAAACAATTTGTTGTCCTGTTATACTTACTGTTCCTACTGATGTACTTATCGGAAGTCCACTTACTGAGAATCCTTGATTATTCTTTACAACTACACTATTTAAAGTGGTTGTTAATCCTTGACCAGTAACAGCAAATGAAACATTAGATCGTTGAGTAATAGTTCCTAATGAAACATCTAATTGTTGCCCTGTAACATCAGCGTCTGTTACACTTAAAACAGTAACGCTTCCTAGATTTGTAGTAGCAGATTGACCTTGATAATCATTGTTAGTAGGAGTATTAGCTTGACCTCCCATTGCTGAATGGTAATGACAATAATAGTATAGAGTAGGAGCACTAGCTGCCACAGTAATAATTAATTTTCTAGAAGTAGCTGTTGGATATCCTGATATGTAAGCAGATTGAGATACATTCGACCCATTAATTTGATATGTAACTCCTGTGTTATAAGCTGAACCCCCTGCGTGAACTCCGTTTGGAGTAGTAGATAAGAAGATAGGATGCCCTGACATTGATGAATCAGCGCCATCGAATATATAAGTGTTCCCCTCTTTTAATTCTAATGTAGCTTGTTGAACTCCATTAATAACATATTTATTACCTGATCCAGTAGATACAACAGTTACTGTAAATGTTTCAGTTAGACCTTTTGGAGTAATTAAAGCTGACGCAGTTACAATTTCGTTTCCTTGAGAAACTGTAGCTTCTTGTCCATTTGCAGTTACATCACCTGGTATTTGAACAGCTATACTTCCTAAACCTGTAGTTCCTTGAACTCCTGTTTCTACGACTACCGCAGATCCTACTACTACTTCGTCAGATAAAGTTGAAGTTAATTCTTGCCCTGCTTGAGCAATGGCTACGTTAATCGCTACTGATTCATCTCCTAACGTTGAAGTTAAACCAAACCCTGTTTCACTTATAACAGCTTGCCCTGCTACTACAACATCGTTTACAGAGCCGGTAAGAGTTTGTCCTGAAGCTACAATTTCTCCTTGTGCTACTACAGTTACACTATTTACAGAAGTAGTAAGAGCTTGGCCAGTAACTGCAACACCAGTGGTTACGTCAACCGCTACGCTATTTAATGTAGTAGTAAGAGCTTGGCCAGTAACAGCGAATGCTATACTAGTTCCACCTTCCGCAGAGAAAGGGGCTTCAGCGAATGCTAATCTCGCAAAATTCATTTATTACGACCCTGGTTTAGTCGGCCAAGTTACTGAGTTTACTTTTTCTACTGTATCTAATCCTGTAGTAAGGTCTCTTAAATCTTGTCTATATTTTTTCTGTGCGTCTGTCATAGTGTTGTCAGAGGCACCCCACCAATCTGTTTGAGTAAGTAAACTGTTTCTTTTTTCTCTTAAAGTATTTAATGCTCTATCTAAAGCACCATCATTCCATGCTTTTTCTTCTGCTTGTCTTAATGCTAATTCTTCACCAGTAATATCTTCAACTACTGGTTTTCCTAATCCTATAACTGTAACTTTTTTCATTATTCTTTTATTCCATAAACTTGTATATCTGTAGTGCTTAAATTGCCTGTGTTTGTTGTAAATTGAAAACCATCAAAAGATGTTGTGTCGTCAAATTGTATTCCTCCAAAGTGCATTCTTCGATAACCAGCGTCAGTAATTGAATTAAAATGTGCTGTTATATTTGTAAGATATGTTGTGCTAAAAGGTGAAAACACATACATAAAACCTTGAACTGCTTTTGAATCTGTTTCTTCTAAAGATGATCCTATATAAGCATAATTATTATAACTATTATATAATCTTCCTAATCCATCAGTATTATCTCCCCATCTTACATAACTCATGTACTTAGAAACTGTATTTGTTGCACCACCAGTTCTAAATCTTATATGGCATTGATTATTTGCACCAGCTATTGCAACTTTAAAAGTTACAAAATAATTCATGTAAGTTGCACTAAAAACACTATCAATATTATACTCTCCACCATCTGTAGTGCTTTGCAAAGAGCCAGTTTTAACTAATGTTTGAGGTGTACCAGTAACAGTACCAGTGAAAGCAAAATTGTTAGCTAAATTAATTTTATCAGAGGTAATCGCATCATCTGCAAAAGCTCCTGCGGGTAATGTATTGAGTGCCATTATGGTAATACCTCCATGACTGTAAATGTAGAGGCACCTCTCATCCTATTTGAGCTATCTGAGTCATCACCATCTCTATTCACACTAAAGGTTCCACTACTAGCTCTACCAACTAATTTATATACACATGCTGAAGTCGTGCTAGGAGTATCAAGAAAACATATATTCATTCCAAAGCCATTAGGTCCGTATGCACTATATCTTCCTGTAGTGACTTGATCTCTACTACCAGCCGCATCACCAACACAAATGTCTGTGGAATTTCTCTGTAATTTTATAAAACCAAACTTGCCACTTGAGTGATGAGATAAATTTAAAAATATATTTACTAAAACCTTACTACTTGTTGAAGTAGGTGTAATTGTTGCAGTCATTCCTGTTATATCAACATATGATGTAGATGCTCCGTCAAAATGATCTGTTTTAGTTGTGCTTACTACTTGACCAATCTTAAACTTTGAAGAAGTAATAACACCAGAACCATCAGACGTGATAAGATTATTATCACCGCTGTCATTGATTAAATTTACTTTAAGCTTACTGGTCATCTATACTCCTATTAACCTTAATATTGTAAAATATGTTTTTTCTACCTCTCCTACCGTATCACCGGCAGTTCCTCCACCTCTATCAGGATAAAAATAAAATTCCAAATAATCTGAAGCAACTAAGTCTAATGTACCGAATTGCACAAAAGCACCATAAATTATTTGAGGCTCTCTGACATGGTCTGTTTGCAAAACCTCTGCACCATTTTTAAAGACAGACATTCTATTTAGGTCATATCCAGTATTTCCTGAGCTATCTCCATCAAATTTTAATTGCCAATTTATTAAATATTTTCCAGCCTTACCACTAGGCACAGTAAATTTATTTGAAGCAAAAGCAGAATCAGTATCTAGAGTTGTAGTCCAATTAACCACTTTATTATATGAGTTTTTAGTTAGGTCTTGGTCTGATGATTGATGACCGATTGCAATGGGAGTGTTCGTAAAAGGTCCAGATAAAGTATCTCCATCCTCACCAATCGTAATTGATGAGCCTGATTGCTTAATAATCTGATTTACCTTTAACTGCGATACCAATATTTACTCCTTATGATTTAGGGTTTGCGTCTTTTATAGCTTTGATTCTGGTCTTCCATGCGTCCATGTCTTTGTACATTTCATCAAGTTGATCGCCGATATCACCATAGGCCGCTCTACGTGTAGCTCTAACTTGATTGTTTTTCTCTTCAGTATTACCTGCTGTTTCTTGTGCAGCAAGTTGTTCATCTGTTGGTTGAGCTAAACCTGAAATATTCCAAGCCTTAATATAAGGACCCTTACCATCAGAATCGTCCTGAAGTAAAACGTCTTTTGTAAAGTCTA